TGCCGGAGCCGGAGGAGAGTTATGTGCTTGCTCTCGGCGGGAAGCTCTACGGCCCTGACGGCAACGTGGTGGACTCTCGCATCAGCCTCAAGGGGTGCCTGCTTGGGTACGACTTCCACGAGTACCCGCTGGTGGTTCATGGGGATTGGCCAGGCTTCAAGATCAACAAGCCGGTCCCGGGCGGTCGGATCATCGCGGCCGAGCGGCTTGGGTCCAAGATCACGGGCGGGTCCGGGTACACCCTGTACCTCGAGTCGGACGGCATCGGCGAGATCACGCTCTGCGGGTTCGCCATCGCGCCCTCTTCGACGGCGGCAATCGTGACGCTGGACCAGAACGGCCCGTTCCTGCTCAACCTCGAGGACGTGGTCATCAACGGTGGGTACAACCACGCGCTGAACTCGGGCTTCAGCGCGAAGTGGGGCGCGATCCTGCACAAGTGGTCGGGGTACGTTGCCCGGACGAAGGTCATGAACATCCACAAGGAGCACGCCTTCTACCCGCACAAGCTGACGGGGGACACACTCTTCTACGACTGCCACATGGCGCGTACGGGGCGGACGTCGATCCAGGTGGTGGGTCGCGAGACTGAGTCGGGCTACGGAGATGCTGAGTTGGCGATCCAAGGCTGCCTGTTCCAGGACTCCGGGCTTCATGGCGGCGGCTCGACACTGACGCTTGGCGGAACACGGCGGGTGGAGTTGAAGGACGTGACATGCACGCTGGGCGCCGACGCCGTCTTCACCACGCGGTACCTCCAGAACCACTCCACGAAGATGGCCATGGGGCAGGGGAGTCTGGTGAACTGGAGCGACAAGGGGCGCCAGCGGAACGTGGAAGAGTTGCATCTCGAGGACGTCTACTTCGCGAGCGCTCCGAACGCCGGAACCGCGGCGTGCGCGCAGATCAAGGCCGTGGACCACCTTCACACGTCTGGCAAGGTCGAGATGTACCACGGGTACAGCCCGAATGCCGTTGAGTACGCCGGAACGCCCGCAAAGGTGACGAGCGACTGCCTTCCGGGCGACATCAAGTTCGTCGGCGAGGTGGTGGGCCAGAGCTAGATTGGTAGTCTTGGGCGCTCACCCCATGGAGGAGCGCCTTGCACGTTCTCGGAACAGACGGTCAGCCCGTCAAGGGCCCAGCCGCCCAAGCGCAGTCGATCCAGGTCCTCTGTCAGACCGTCATCAGTCAGGTGGCGGGCCTTCCGTGCTTCCGAACGCAGCTGGACGCGTGTCACGAGTACCTGACCAAGTCCGGGTCGAAGCCGACCGGGAGTCAGGCTGACACGCTGGCTGCGCTGAAGCTGGTCGCTGACTTCCAGACCGGCGCGATCGACCTGATCCGCGAGGCGCGTGAGCGGGCCGGCCGCACAGTGGAGGAGGTTGAGGACCCCTCGGTGCTGCTCGGCTGATGGAGTTCGTCGAGCCGTTCTACGCCGCGGCGAACCGGCTGAGATTGTGGCGCGAGGAGCCGCTGGCCTTCGTCCACGACAACTGGCCCGGGTTCAAGCCGGAGCCATGGCAGACGGAGTTCTGGGAGCAGGCGGTCAAGCCGACTCGCGAGAAGCGGATCAGCTTGCAGGCGTGCGCCGGCGTCGGGAAGAGCTGCGGTCTCGCGATCGAGGGCCTTCGACGGCTCGCGGCGTACGCCAAGCCCGGTGAGCACCCGAAGGGCGCCGCGGTCTCGATGACTCGAGACAACCTCGCGGACAACCTGTGGGCCGAGCTCTCCAAGTGGCTGCGCACGGGCAAGTACATCAAGGACGAGTTCGTCTGGACGTCCGAGCGCATCTACCAGAAGGACAACCAGTCCACCTGGTTCCTTTCCGCCCGTGGTTGGAGCAAGCGAGCGAACCCGGAGGAGCAGGGTCGAACGCTGTCGGGCCTTCACAGCCTGTTCCCGTTCGTGCTGATGGACGAGTCGGCGACGATCCCGCTGTCGGTTGCGCAGACCGCCGAGCAGATCCTCACGACCTGCGAGGACGGTCTCATCGTGCAGGCCGGCAACCCGACGACGCAGGAGGGCTGTCTCTACGACGCGTCGGTGAAGCAGCGCGGCCGGTGGTACGTCATCGAGATCACCGCGGACCCGGACGACCCGAAGCGGTGCGGCCGAGTGAGCGCGGAGTGGGCCGCCGAGCAGATTTACGGCGACAAGACGACGACCCCGCCGACGCTCGGCAAGGGTCGCGACGATCCGTGGGTGCAGGCATTCATCCTTGGGCAGTTCCCCCCGGGCGGCATCAACCAGTTGCTGTCGCTCGAGGAGGTCAACACGGCCATGTCGAGGACGCTCAAGAAGAACGAGTTCGACTTCGAACCGAAGATCCTCGGGCTCGACGTCGCGAGGCAGGGCCTGGACGCCTCGGTGCTCTTCGCCCGTCAGGGGAAGATGGTCTACCGCCCGGACGTGTACCGCGGCATCGACGGCATCCAGCTTGCGGCGAAGGTCGCGACCAAGAGCAACCAGTTCGACGCGGACGCGATCTTCGTGGACGACACGGGCGGCTGGGGCGGATCGGTCATCGACCAGCTTCGCCACCTCCAGTACGAGCCGACTGGCGTGCAGTACGCCGGCAAGCCCATCGACCAGCGGTTCGGCAACAAGCGCTCGGAGATGTGGTGGAACGCCGCGCAGGCGGTAAAGGAGGGATCATCGCTGCCGGACGTGCCCGAGCTCCGGGACGATCTGGTGACGCCGCTCTACTTCTACAAGGGCGACAAGCTCTTCCTGGAGGCCAAGGACGACATCCGGGCCCGCCTTGGTCGCTCACCTGACTACGGGGATGCGTTCGCTCAGACGTTCGCCTTCCCTGTTGGCGTGCGCCCCGAGCGCAGGAACCCGATGCTCCCCTACAAGAAGGCATCCGTGGGTCGCGACCGCATGTGCGTGTTCGACGATCACACCAGCGAAGAGGTTTGGTGATGATCCGTCGAGCGACGTGGGAGGACATCCCCGACCTCGTGGCCGTGGCCGAGAACATGGTCAACGAGTCGCCCGAGTGGGGTGACTTCGACGAGGAGTCGATGTCGCGCACGCTGCGCAACGTGTTCCGCGGAGGCGGGGCGGCCTTCGTCGCCAAGGCCCCGGGCCTGCCGGCTCCGATCGGCGCCGCGGTGGCATTCCTGACCACGCGACCATTCAGTGGCGAGCGCTTCGTGGCTGACCTGGCGATCTGGGTGCGGCCGGAGAAGCGCGGGTCGCTGCTGGGGGCGAAGCTCGTCTCGACGCTCGAGGCGTGGGCCCGTGAGGAGGAAGCTGTGGAGATCCAGCTGGGCGTGTCGAGCGGGATCCACCCTGACCGAACGGGCGCGCTCTACGAGAGCCTCGGGTATCGCGCCTCCGGTCTGGTTTTCGTCAAGAAGCTCTAGTAGCATCGAGGCACACAACCACCGGAGCGCAGTCATGATGGATGAAACGTTCGTCGAGAAGGTCTCGACCCTCAAGGAGCACCAGTACCGGACCTATGTGGTGGACCACACCAAGGTCCTGGTGACGAACCCGAACGGCGACGAGACCGAGTTCCGCCCCGCGCCGAGGCCCAGGACTTGCCAGCTCGAGTCGCTGGACGCCGTGCTCACGATCGCGAAGAGCACCGACCACTGCCCCAGCCCGGAGGTGTGGGTGGGCCGCAAGGCGATCACGGTCGTCGCGGATCGCGGGCGGCGCGAGGACATCTACACGATGCCCCTCGTGCACAGCGACCAGTTCGCGGCCTTCCCGTTCGAGGCGCCGACCGGCCGCGCCATGCGCAAGTGGAAGAAGACCTTCCACCCGCTGTGCGATCTCGACGAGTTCGGCGACAAGCTGGGCCAGATCGACGTCGAGTACACCGAGTTGACCTCGACGGGCACCAAGAGCTCGTCCCGCAAGAATGTGGTGGACACCCTAAAGCGGGTGCTCTCCGGCGACGAGGAGCTCCCCGAGACGATCGACCTGCGGATGCCGGTCTGGGAGAACGACGGGGTCCTCGAGCTCTCCGTGGAGGTGGTGAAGTGCCTCGTCTGGGTCGATACGTCGACCGAGGCCATCCTGATCCAGCCGCTCGCGGACACGGTCGTTCCGACCATCAACAAGGCCCTCCGGTCGGTCATGACCTACATCGAAGCCGGCATCGGCCGGTCGGATGTGACCATTCTCCGCGGTCAGCCGCACCTGACGCCCCCGATGGTGACCGCGAGCGTCGAACGCTCGGGGAAGGTCACCTACGGAGACGCGCTCGACCGGAGCTCTTGACGCCGGGGGCCGCTTCTGAGCACTATCGGTCGGACCCGCGGGTGCGACCGTATGTGCGAAAGCCGATCGATGGCGCTTCAGATGCTCGAGGGAGCAGCTGGGGCACTCCGTAGCAAGTCGGACGAGACCGAGCAGGACGAAGACAAGGTCAAGCGCACACTCATCGGGCCCGAGATCAAGGGTGTTCGCAAGATCCTGCCCGAGAACATGCCCATGGGGCCGCTTCCTCGGACGGAGACGTTCCTCGGAGGTGCCGGCTGATGTGTACTGGTCTGGAGGTCGCCGCGGTCGTCGGCACGCTCGCCTCGACGCGTGAGTCGATCAGGGCGCCGAAGCGAGGGAAGACGGGCCAGCCCAAGCCCCCGCCGGACCTCGAGGGCGAGCGAGACGCCGCGGCCAAGCGAGGAGCCAAGGCCCGCGCTCGCGCCGCCGGCGGGTTCGGGAATCGAACAGCGCAGGGCCTCGGCGGGTCGGGTGGCAACACCCTCCTGGGTGGCTGAAGATGGCCGTCGCCGAGTTCATGACGAGCAGGCGGGGTCGCCTGGATCACCGCTTCAAGCAGCTCGAGAAGCATCGGACGGACTTCGTGCCGCTTTGGAAGGACCTGGCGCAGTACATCCTCCCGAACCGGCCGCGGTTCCTGAAGTCGGACGTGCGCAAGCGCTCCAAGGAGCGGTACGGGCGCATCCGGGACAACACGGCCACGCGGGCCTCAGGCGTGGCGGCCTCCGGGTTGCTCGCCGGCCTCGCCGGCCCGAGCCGGCCGTGGTTCAACATGGAGACCACGCGCCCAGCCCTGAGCGATGACCACGCGACCAAGGTCTGGCTCGAGCGCGTGCGGGACGTCGTGCTGGCGGTCTTCGACCGGAGCAACTTCTACACGGCCCTGGGCAACTTCCTTCAGGACGAGGTCGTGTTCGGCACGTCCGCGATGTCGATCCTGGCCGACAGGGATGACTTCATCCGCTGCGAGGTCTTCCCGGTCGGCTCGTACTCCCTGAGCACGAACGCCAAGGGCACGGTGGACGGGTTCCAGCGCGAGTTCAACATGACGGCCGAGCAGATGCAGGACGAGTTCGGCTTCGAACGCCTCTCCGTCACGGCCAGGCACGCCCTCATGCAGGGCCAGAGCCAAGACGCCTTTGTCGTGCGGCATCGCATCGCGGTGAACCCGGACGCCGACCCAGGTGCGCTGGGCGCCGAGTTCCTGCCCTTCTCGGAGGTCTACTGGGAGAAGGTCGCGGTGAACGACGCGGACACGCCCAACTGGGGCGCGACCGGCGAGAGCCTCGCGAACAGGGCGCCCGGGGTCCTCCGCGAGTCTGGCTACCACGAGTTCCCGATCATCGTCGGCCGGTGGGACGCGAACGTCGAGGACGTCTTCTCCCCGCGCAGCCCCGGCATCGACTCCTTGGGCGACATCAAGCAGCTCCAGGAGATGGTGCGGGTCTTCACGAACGGGCTGAACAAGATGGTGAACCCGCCGATCGTGGCGGGCCCCGGGATCAAGGCCAACCCCATCTCGCAGATGGCCGGCGGCCAGACCATCGACCCGGACATCGCCGGCGGCGGGACGGGCGCGAGGCCGCTACACGAGACGCGCCTCCCGCTGCGCGAGCTCGACGAGTCGATCCAGGGTGTGCGCGAGCGCATCAACCAGACCTTCATGACGCACCTCTTCCTGATGCTGCTCCAGGATGCACGCGGCACGCCGCCCACGGCCGAGGAGGTCCGGGCGCGCATCGAGGAGAAGAGCACCATCCTCGGCCCCGTGCTCGAGCGGCACAGCGACGACGTGTTCGATCCCGTCATCGACCGGGTCAGCGCCATGCTCATGCGTGCGTCCGAGCCGGACTGGAAGAACGGCGATGACGGCGTCCTGCCCCAGCCGCCGCCGGCGCTCGAGGGCGAGAAGCTGCGCGTCCAGTACGTCTCGGAGATCGCGCAGGCTCGCCAGTCGGTGAACCTTGGCGGCCTCGAGCGGCACATGCAGTTCACCGGCAGCATGAGCGAGCTCAACCCGGATGCGATGGATCTGGTGAACATGGACCGGGTGGTGCGCGTGCACGCCGACGCCCTGTCGATCGACCCGGAGGTCACGCAGTCCGAGGAGATCGTCGAGCGGATCAGGCAGCAGCGGCAGCAGCAGCGGATGATGCAGGAGGCAGCCGCCGCGGCGCCGGGGCTGGCGAAGGCCGCCAAGGATCTCTCGGACACGCCAACGAACAACCCTGACGCGGCCCTCGCTGCGGTCGCCCCCAACCTCTCGTGACACTCTCCTACGAGACGAAGTCTCGCGACGGGCGCCTGCACGTCGTCAACGACGCGCTGGGCGCGCCCTTCAACACGAAGGGCGTCCAGGTTGTCACGCTGATGGACCCGGAGACGGGCGTCCCGATCACGGACTTCGGCGCCGACGGGGCGACCGTAGACATGCTCTCCGAGCACCAGATCGGAGAGTTCTACACAGCTCCGGACGGAGGCCACGGGCTAGCCATCCACGGTGTCGTCAACCCGACCGGGTCGACGGACTTCTTCATATTCAATGGCGGCTACGTCCCGCTCTCCCTCCAGCCGAGCGGCCTGCTTCCGTTTGCGGACACGAATCAGGCGAACCTGGCTGATGCCAAGGACGCCGTCGAGTCTCTCGCGACAGGCCAACTGCCCAACGACCATGACGTAACCGTCACGGCGTCGGCGCTGCCGACAGATGCGGCTACGCAGACCACGCTTGAAGCGGTGCGTGTTCTGTTGGAAGTCATCGACGATTGGGACGAGTCCGACCGAGCCAAGGTCAATCCGATCGTGGGCCAGGCGGGCGTGGCCGCTGGCGCTGACGACGTAGACGCCCTCACGCAGCGGGTGACGCTCGCAGACGACGACCCTGCCGTAGCCGGTATCCAGGCCATGGTGCAGGCGCTCCTGCTCGCAGACGAGAGCACCTTCGCCACGCTGTACCAGTACGACAGCACGCTCGACGCGACCCCTGACACGGGCGACGTGCAGTTCGACGCCGCGTCGAGCGCGATCGGTAACGTCACGACGCTCTACTTCAACGACACCGACGACCTGGGTTCCACTGCGAGCGTGCGCGACCGTGTCCAGAACGGCACGATCATCTACCTGCGTGCGCAGTCGGACGACCACAAGTACGCCGTCTTCGTCGCGACCGGCGATGGCACGGACACCACCGGGGAGTGGTCGGTCGCCGTGTCTGCGATCGGGCGCGGGCGCGTGGACCTTGCCGACGACGACGTGTGCGTGTGCTACTTCGCGAGGTTGGGCGATGCGCCGTCGCTGCAAGCGCAGGCGTCGATCAACGAAGTCTGGTACAGCGGGGCGAAGTACACCGTCGAGACGGCGTTCGCCAACGCCTCGGCCGACCCCACGGTGCTCGTCACGGCCCCTGGCGCCGGGTTCAAGACCGTCCTGCTCAAGGCACACGCGAGCGGGCACGGGACCACGGATGTCGTCTTCGAGTTTGAGGACGAGGCTGGCGCTATCTCGCACGAGATCCGCGTTGCCGGAAGCGGAGGGGGAGGTGAGTGGGGCCTATTCCTTGAGTGCGCCGAGAACGACGCCTTGCGGGTCGCCAACGTGAGCGGGTCGAACGCCGACCTTGGGGTGACGGTTCACTACATCACGGCCGCCGTCTGATGGTCCAGTTCGCCGTCCCGATCAACACGCTGGCCAACGGGTTCGCCGGTACACCAGCCGCAGGTGCCAGCAATCACCTGAACGTAGACGAGGGCGTAGACACGCCCGACGACAACACCTCGTACGCTTACGCCACGGCAGGAGTGAAGGTATGGCAGGGTCTCTGCACGGTTCTCAGCGCCCCGGTCCCAGGGGACGTGAGGTGGCGGGTTCGGATGCGGGACAGGGGTCCGTGGACCCCGCCCGTGGCCATCCAATCCAACTGGCTGGTGCAGATGGGGTCCGCCGTGGACGGGATCGTTGGGCAGCGCGCAGCGTCGCCACCCCTGAGCGGTGCCTGGGTCACCTACGAGTACACACTCACAACCGCAGAACGGGCCAACCTCACCAACTACAGCCTCCTCGCGCTTCGGATCGTGCTCCAGAACACGTCGGCGGCGCAGTCGAGGTGGACGGCAGCAGACATCATCCTCCCGGACCCCAGCCCGTTCAGCCCGACGTGGTGGGGCAACTGGGCGCGGCTGTGACTGCATACGACGACCTCAACGCGGACTTCGAGGTGTGGGCGA